TGGCTTCGCTGCTTTCTTCGGAGCCTTCGGCTTAGTAGACTTCTTAGCTTGAATAAGATCAGCAAATTGCTTTGGCACTAAATCGTATTCGAAGAATTCTTGAATATCTCCATGAGTCATATGAGAATCTTGATCAGCGTGGTGCTTATTCAGAATGGCATTGAACACTTTTGTTAGTCCATAGCGTTCCGAAGGAACCGTAGCTTGAATCGCTGCAAAGTGGTTTGCCACGGCCCAGATTTGCTTCTTCGAAGCGATACGATTTGAATCTATATTAGAGAATGTATTCATGGTGAAACCTCAAGTATGAAAATCAGCGGTGGTGCCGATTTGACGTTTTCAAAGCTACCGACCTTTTGATCGAATGTCAACAACTTTATATGCGTGATTAATCCCGTAGGCATTATGCGGGTGTTAACACATGATAAAGCCAGCAAGCCAATTTTTCAGGTCGAGGAGCTTTAGGTGCGCATTGTAAGATAAGTTATCTCTCAATGTGTACGAGGCAAAACGGCCATCGACCTCCTTGAAAAGATAAGTAATCTTTCAACACGTACAAGGAAAGCGACAAATCTATTCGCACGTTTTCCTTCGGAAATTGCTTTAAAGTCTACGAAGTAGATAAACTAATAGTAGCTTTAATCTATAGATTAATATATACTGTAAGTCGTTGAAAGCTATGAAGTCTTTGAAGTAGAATCTATTGATTCTAGGAAGTCTCTAAAGGTTCTGTAGCTGGCAACTAGATTTAAGAGACTTGAAAGATCTCGAAGTCTTTAAAGATCGGCGGGTGTGTGTGCAGATCTTCATAGATCTTTATAGACTTTAGAGGGGGGGCAGGTGGCCATGGCAGGGGGTGGGGGTATATACTACTGCTTATACATTTTTACAGGGATTGGTATGGAAACCAGTTAGCGCCGCAGCTTTAAAGGGCTTTAAAGGGGGAGTGTAAGACAGATAAGATGCAGATGGCTAATATAACTATATAGCGGGGCGGGCTACAATATATAGTATAACGGTGAGATCACGTTTTGTCAAGCATTATATGTATACTTCTATACTTTATTTGTACGTATATACAGAGATATGTACATATAGCCCACTTAAATGTAGTTATATATAGCTAAATGTTATAAAAGACTTGACAAACCAGTAAACCAGCGGTATACTAGAGTATATGAAAATAAAAGAACTAACAGAAAAGCAAGAATCTTTCTTAGCCCATTTACCAACCGTAGGAGGTGATCCGAAACAGGCAGCATTATTAGCTGGTTATTCGGAAACTAGCTATCCTTCTGTTGTTAAAGCATTGCGTCAAGAGATATTAGACCTAGCTACAGGTATACTAGCTCAGTCGGCCCCTAAAGCCGCTATGAAGCTTGTACAGATTATGGATAGTAATACACCTATCCCACAAGCTAACATGCGTATACAGGCCGCACAGACCATCCTAGATCGTGTAGGGCTAGGAAAGAAAGACACATTGGATGTGAATGTTAATACAACAGGCGGTATCTTTGTACTACCCACTAAGAAAGAAACAATCATCGAGGGTGACTATGAGGAGATCTAGTAGTACAATCCCGTTTGGTTACAAACTAAACGATGAAGATGATAGTCAATTGGATGAGATCCCCGAAGAGCTACAGGCTTTAGACTCTGTAGTCCCTATGATCCAGAACAAGACTTTATCTTTACGTGATGGTAGTATGTATATCACTCACCTAACTGGCAGGTCTTTAAGCCATATGGGTCTAAAGAAGATTGCTGAGAAGCGAGCTTTTGGATAAGTTGGACTGGGAAGTTAACCCAGAGAACTATGCGACAGATGAGAACGGTGAGTTCGTCCTGAAAAAGGACGGCACCCCCAAGAAGAAAGCAGGCAGAGCAAAGGGATCTAAGGGTAAAGGTTACAACTACCACTCAGAGACTAAAGCTAAACTGTCTGCTAAACGTACAGTTAGAGCTAAACAGAAGAAGCTCAAGGCGGCACAGGGCAAGGTAGACAACTACAAGAAGTCTATTGAGAATACTAAGAAGACCTTGGATGTCTTGAGCGACTCAGAGAAGTCAAAGCTGTTTAGCGCAGAAGAATTAGAAGCCCTACCAAAGAGCTTACGAGAAGAAGCTGAAGAGAGTGTTATCTTCAAGGCTAACGAAGGCCCTCAAGAGGACTTCCTTGCCGCTTCAGAGACGGATGTATTGTTTGGTGGAGCAGCAGGTGGCGGTAAGTCATATGCAATGATTGTTGATCCGTTGCGTTATGCGCACAGGTCTGCTCACAGAGCGTTGATCCTTAGACGATCAATGCCAGAGCTAAGAGAGATTATAGACAAGAGCCGTGAACTCTACCCGAAAGCCTTCCATGGGGCTAAGTACAAAGAAGTAGAGAAGATGTGGACTTTCCCTAGCGGGGCTAAAGTAGAGTTCGGCTTCTTGGAACGAGATGCAGATGTTTATCGTTATCAGGGTCAAGCATATAGCTGGATAGGCTTTGATGAGATTACACATCTACCGACAGAATTTGCATGGAACTATTTAGCGTCACGTCTACGGACTACAGACCCTGAGATAGTTCCTTACATGCGTTGTACAGCTAACCCCGGTGGTGCTGGAGCGCATTGGGTAAAGAAGAGATACATTGAGCCTTACCCGCCTCATGAGCCTTTCATGGGCAAAGACGGCCTCACAAGGAAGTTTATCCCAGCTAGTTTGCAGGATAACCCTTACTTAGCTAAGGATGGACGTTACGAGCAGATGCTAAAGGCTCTGCCACCCACACAACGTAGACAGCTACTAGACGGTGATTGGGATGTAGCAGAAGGAGCAGCCTTCACAGAGTTCAGTAGACTAGATCATGTGATAACCCCCTTTGAGATCCCAGTACATTGGGAACGTATAAAAGGAATAGATTATGGTTATGCTTCTGAATCAGCCTGTGTATGGGGAGCAGTAGACCCCAGTGATGGCACATTAATTATATATAGAGAACTGTACCAGAAGAACTTACTAGGTACAGAACTCGGAGAGCTTATAACCAACATGGAGCTTGATGACCCCTTCTCAGTTCAGGGAGTCTTAGATACAGCATGTTGGTCAAGAACAGGTACAACAGGCCCTACAGTCGGTGAGACTCTGCAAAAACAAGGACACAAACTAAGAAGGGCTGACAAGAACAGGATTCAAGGAAAAATTCAAATCCATGAATACTTGAAGATTACTCAAAGCGGTAGACCACGCATTCAAATATTTAATACATGCCCGAACCTGATACGAGAACTTCAAGGTATTCCTCTGGATAAATCTAACCCAGAAGATGTAGATACAAGAGCATCTGATCACGCATATGATGCGTTACGTTACCTTATAATGTCTAGGCCAAGGAATGCAAACCCCCTAGAGCGTATGAGAGATCTTAAAAGAGAACAGGCTTACAGACCAATTGACTCCAACTTCGGATATTAAGCATTATGAAAAAAATCAAATATAATAAAGGTGGAATATCAGCTCACAAGTCTATCGGTGACTTAGACCTAGCTGTAGGTGCTTCTGGTAATCAGAACTATACCTCATCAGGAGCTAGTGCATCTTTAAAGAAAGGGTCATTTTCAATGTCACACTCTGAAGGCTTAGACCATTATAAAGACAAATACAATAGCGGTAAGGTCAATTACAGCAATAGCTCTATCGGTGTAGATACTAAAGCTGGCAGGTTTGGTGTAGATAAGAAAGGGAATGCAAGCTACAATTATACTACTAAAGGTGGCACAAAGATCTCTGCACGAGGCAATAAACGTGGCGGATCTATAAACATCTTCAAAGAGCTATAAGGAAACTTAATGGAAAACAAAACAGAAAATTCTCTTTTTGACACAGCTAACGAACTGTACTTTAAACCGGTAGAAGGTGAGAACGGGTTTCAGTTAGATGTTGAAGATGACATACGTAACCGCTTAGTTGGTTTGGTTGAAGACCGTTTCATGGAAGCAGAGAACGCACGAGACTCTGACGAAGTTCGCTGGCTAAAAGCTTACCATAACTTCAGAGGCTTATACGGACGTAATGTTAAGTTTCGTGAGTCTGAAAAATCTAAAGTATTCGTTAAGGTTACTAAGACAAAAGTCCTAGCAGCCTTCGGTCAGTTAGTAGACGTTATCTTTGGCACTGGTCAGTTTCCAATTGGTATTACAGAAACTAAATTACCTGAAGGTATCTCTACTTATAAACATATGACTATTGCAGGTGCGGGCATTGAAATGTCTGAAGCACCTATAGAAGAAGAGACAGAAGAAGTAGTAGAAGTCACAGGTACTGACCCTTACGCTATTGGATATGTTGGAGATGGCAAAGTATTAAAAGCTGGCGCAACAATGTCATCAGGCGGTTCTTTTTTTGAAGAAGAAATTAAAGCTGCTGAAGAGGAAGGTAAAGTTACTTTCGTTGAAGGCCCTAGCTCAGACCCACAAGTCTTAGAGATTGCTCCGGCTAAAGAAGCTGCACGTAAAATGCAGAAGTTGATCCATGATCAGATCGAAGAATCGAATGGCTCTAGTGAGCTACGTAATGCTATCTTTGAATCTGCGTTGTTTGGAACAGGCATTGTTAAAGGCCCTTTCAACTACAATAAAACAATTGGCCGTTGGGAGACTGACGCAGAAACAGGCGAACGTAACTATACACCGCTTAATGTACGTGTACCACGAATTGAGTTTGTTAGCATTTGGGATTTCTTCCCAGACCCAGCAGCAACTACTATGGAAGAGTGCGAGTACGTTGTCCATCGTCATAGATACAACCGTAGCCAACTACGTGCATTGGCTAAGATGCCTTACTTCGACAAAGACGCTATCCGTGAATGCTTACAGATGGGGCCTAATTACGAAGAGAAGGATTACGAAAACGAACTAAAAGATGATAGAAGCGGTTTAGATGTCGGCTCAGGACAGTATGAAGTGCTAGAATACTGGGGCGTTATGGATGCAGAGTATGCTCGTGAAGTCGGAATGGAATTACCAGACGAGGTAGATGATTTAGATGAAGTTCAAATCAACGCTTGGGTTAGTAACGGCAAGCTTCTCAGGAGCGTTATCAATCCATTTACTCCTCACAGAATACCATACAACGCTTTTTCTTATGAGCGCAATCCTTATAGTTTCTTCGGGATTGGTGTTGCGGAAAATATGGATGACTCGCAACAGATAATGAATGGACATGCTCGCATGGCTATCGACAACTTGGCACTTAGCGGCTCTCTAGTCTTTGACGTAGATGAATCAGCCCTTGTTGGCGGTCAGAACATGGAGATATATCCCGGAAAAGTATTCCGAAGACAGTCAGGTCAAGCCGGTCAAAGCATCTACGGTATGAAGTTCCCAAATACATCACAAGAAAACATGATGATGTTTGACAAGTTTCGCCAGTTAGCGGATGAGCAAACAGGTATTCCGAGTTACTCTCACGGTCAAACAGGCGTACAGTCTATGACACGTACTGCATCAGGCATGTCTATGCTTCTAGGTGCAGCGTCATTAAACATTAAAACAGTAGTTAAGAACTTAGATGACTTCTTGCTTAAACCTCTTGGTGAGGCTTATTACCAGTGGAACATGCAGTTTTTCGAAGGCCAACTAGATATAGACGGCGATTTAGAGATTAAAGCTATGGGTACAAATAGCTTAATGCAGAAAGAAGTACGTAGTCAACGACTAACAATGTTCTTACAAACTGCGCAGAATCCCGCTATTGCACCTTTCGTTAAGATCTCTAAGATTGTTAGCGAGCTTGCATATAGCTTAGACTTAGACCCTGATGAGATCTTAAACGATCCTGAAGAAGCCGCAATTATGGCACAAATTATAGGAGCACAGAATGCTGGACAAGCAACTGGCGGCGAAACTATCGCCCCTAACGAGCAACAGGGAGCTGTGGCAGGCCCTGCTGGAGCACCTGAACAACCTCAAGACCTTGGAGCTACAGGCACTGGTGGCGGCAACATCGGAACAGGAAATGTACCGCAGGCAGGGGAGAGTGAATTCTCTGGTTAATCTAGAGACACTTAAAGATCAAGTTTCTGAAGCTAAGAACAGGACACAATAACATGAAAGATAAAATGAAAGTTAAATATAATGAAGGTTCAATGCTCACTACACCTGAAATGGAATTAGAAGATACTTACGATAATATTCCTGAAGATGAAAAAGAAGCAGCAGAAGCCTCTCAGCTACCTGACGAGGCGATGGAAGATACTTTCCAAGACTTCGTACTAGGTGAAGCTCTCACAGAAGAAGAGCAAGACATGCTTTCAGAAGCTTTAGAAAGCAACGCAGAATTAGCAATGGTCTTTGATAAAGTCTTAGACGTTGCAGCAGAATTCTCTGGTGAAGGTTCCGTAGAAGGGATCGGTACTGGAGTATCAGATTCGATACCAGCTAGGTTATCGGAAGGTGAGTTTGTATTCACCGCAAAGGCTGTCGAGTTAATCGGTGCAGAAAACCTCCAACTAATGATGGATGAGGCGGAACGCACGTTTGATGAACAAGGTGGTCGAACCAAGAAAGCATTTGGCGGTCTAACTGAAGACCCTCTTTATAGCGAAAAAGCTAATGGGGTATCTGAAGTAAAGGACACTAACCGAGACATTAAAAGAACAATGATCTCAGCTAATAGAACCCCAAGTGTTTATAACCGATAAGGCTACCTAGACCCTTAGCCCCTTATCAAAATTTAACCTAGAGGCCACCTTTTAATTCAAGACCCTGTTGTGTTTAGCTAACTGAACAGCCACCTTGAAAGACAAAAAGCCCCAATAGGAGAGTGACAATATGTCTAACGAACAAGAAGTAGAAACAACTGCAAATCCATATAACGCTAAAAAGTCTTGGCATACGCCAGATGAAGGCACTATGGAAACAGCAGACGGTTTGTTCTTTGAACGCCCAGTAGCACCTCAAGCCACCCCCGATGAGGCCCTTGAAGAATCAGCTCCTGAGAAAAAACAAAGAACCAATTATAAAAAGCGATACGATGACTTAAAGAAACATTATGATGAAAAGGTTTCAGGTTTTAAACAACGAGAATTAGAACTGCAAGCTGCGACTGAGAGCACTGCTCCAAAAGTCCAGTTAAAAACCGCAGAAGATTTAGAAGCGTTTAGAAACCAATATCCTGATCTGTTTGATACCGTAGAAACTGTTGCTCATATGAAATCTGAGGAACAAACTAAAGCACTCCAAAGTAAGTTGGACATGCTCCAAGAGCGTGAAAATACTATATCACGGAGAGAAGCTGAGGAAACTTTACGAGATCGACATCCTGACTTCGAAGACATTCGAGGTGACGATTCTTTTCACCAATGGGCTAAAGAACAACCTGAAGCAATTCAAGGTTGGATTTATGATAACCCAGATAATGTACAACTGGCAGTTAAAGCTATTGATCTTTATAAAATGGAAGCCGGTATCTCTACTAAAGGTAAACGTCAGACTAAAGCGTCACGACCTACAGGCTCTGCTGCTGATATGGTATCTACTAAAACAACAAACGTAGACACTAAGGAAGCTAGAGTTTGGACAAAACGGGAAATTAACGCTCTAAGTATGGATGAATATGACAAGCATGAACAAGAAATTGATCGTGCAGTCATGGAAGGCCGAGTGCGTTAGTTCTAAATATTTTTTTCTTTTAGGAGTAATATAATCATGGCTAAATTTGAAACAGCAGGCGCAGGCATTAACAGTAACTTTGATAGTGGCGCATCAAACACAGACGGTAATAACTTTTTACCAGAAATTTATAGTAAGAAAGTTCTTAACTTCTTCCGTAAATCTTCTGTAGTAGAAGCTATCACTAACACTGATTACGAAGGCGACATCGCTGGTTTTGGTGATTCTGTAAAGATCGTCAAAGAACCAACAATTGCAATCGAAGACTACACTCGTGGTAAAGTTGTACCGCAAGCATACATTCAAGATGAAGTAACTTCTCTTGTTGTCAACCAAGCTAAATCTTTTAAGTTTGTTGTTGATGACATTGAAAGTAAAATGTCTCACGTAAACTGGAAAGAAGTAGCTGCATCATCTGCTGCTTATGCTTTAAAAGATACGTATGACTCAGCAGTCTTGGCTCAAATGTTCGCTGGCGTATCATCATCGGCACCTGATCACGTTCTAGGTGCGGACGCTGACGCTGATGAAGATTCAATTCTATTAGCAGAAGCTAACAGCAAACCAATCGACATCGGTGGTACTGGTGGCGTAGCAGTTGATCCTCTTGACGTTATGGCGCATTTAGCCCGTCTTCTTGACGAGCAGAACGTTCCAGAAGAAGGTCGCTTCTTTGTTGCACCACCTGCGTTCTACGAGCAGTTGAGCCAATCTGGTTCTAAGTTAATGTCAGTAGACTTTAACGCTGGTCAAGGTTCAATCCGTAACGGTCTAGTAAGCTCTGGTAAGTTACGTGGCTTCGACATGTACAAGTCTAATAACTGTCCGGCTGCTACTCAGGGTCTTCAGGTTAATCAGATCTTGGCTGGTCATGTATCTGCTACAGCTACTGCACAAACTATTGTGAACACTGAAGTTTTACGTGATCAGGATAGCTTTGGCGACATCTGTCGTGGCTTACATGTATTTGGTTCAGCGGTGCTTCGTCCAGAAGCGTTAGCTAAAGCATACGTGTCTACTATCTAAGCTGATATGTAAAAATAGTGCGAGGGGTGTAAAAGCCCCTCAATCTTTTAGAGGTATTAAAATGTCTAATATATTAGGTTCACCAACCCAACCATTAGGGATGAAGATGCGCAAAGTAATTAAAGTTGGAAGTTCAGCATATGCTGGAGAATCTAAAAAGAACTTTGATGACAACTGGGATGCAATCTTTAAAAAGAAAGAACAAAAAACTACCGAGGAAAAGTAAATGGCAACATCATATTTAGATTTGACTAATGAACTTCTTCGTGAGTTAAACGAAGTAGCGTTAAGCGTAGGTAATTTCTCATCAGCTTTGGGACTACAGCAGTACGTGAAAGATTCAGTCAATCGTGCTTACTTCGATATTATAAACCAAGAACCACAGTGGCCCTTTTTAGCATTGGGCGAAAGCGGTGAAACTGATCCTATGTACGGTAACGTATATGTAGAGACAGTTGCTGGACAAAGATTTTATGAGTTAAAGCCTTCAAGCTCTAACATCAAAACAGATTACAGTTCTGTAGATTGGGACACTTTCTACTTAACAACCGTAGGTGTGGCAGGGGAGACAGCTCCTTACTCAGCATGTAACTTGCGGTACACTACTACAGAAGAATGGAAAGATCATTACCGAATTCGTGAAAACCTAGATGATGCAGGTAGCCAAGTCTATGGCGAGCCTTCTCGTGTTATCAGAAGCCCTGACGCACGTAAGGTAGGATTAAGTCCTATCCCTGATAAAGTGTATCGAGTATGGTTCACAGCTTGGACACTCCCCGAAAAATTAGTAAGCTCTTCAGACGTAATTGTATTCCCTGAAATGTATAGTTCTGTGTTATTAGCACGAGCTAGATATTATATTTGGCAATTCAAAGATAATCCCCAAGCAGCTTCTTTTGCTCTAGATGATTATAAAAAAGGATTAGATTCAATGCGTTCTAATCTTATTGAGCCTACACCTTCCTACTTTAAAGACGACAGAGTGAGATTTGTTTAATGGCTGCCTCGCAACCTTTCGGTTTTGTATGTCAAGGCGGTTTGAATACAAACACTAATGAACTAGCTGCTCTAGCAACCGCTGGTGTAGCTACAGAGCTAGTTAACTTTGAAGTTGACTCGGACTCAGGCTATCGTCGTGTTAACGGGTACACCCCTTTTGGGAATACTCGACCTAACGGTGATAATCGTATCTTGGGTCTTTGTTCCTATGCAGGAGGTTTAATCGCTGCGGTAGTGGACAATGGCACACAAACTGATTATTTTTTCACTATGAATGGAACTGCGTGGGTTAAAATAAATAAAGACGGGCAGCAGTCAACAACTTATAGTAAGACAGCGTGGGATGCTCTATCTGAAGAGACTAGAGCAGGCACAGCTCAGCCTGAGTTTACTTTCATGAACGTTGGGCAGTATGGTGAGATTATTATTACGGACGGAAACAACCTTCCTTTTCTTTTTAAAATTACAGGCACTGGCGGCGTAACTGATTTGTCATATCATGGACATACGTTTCAAGTCCAGAGTGCTGGCGCTCCACAAGCTGCAACATTTCACGAAACACGTTACGTAGCAGCTATTGATAACGTTGTTTATACAAGCGGTGTATTATTACCTTCAACTTTCACAGGGACGGGCATAAGCGTTCAGGTGTCTGAGCCTGTTGTTGCCCTAAGAAGTTTCCGTGATGACGTTATTATTTTTTGTAAAAACAGCATACATAAACTTTCAAATATAAATAATGCTGACGCTTTAGTGGTTAAGCCTATTACTGAAAATGTTGGCTGCATTGCTCAGCACAGCGTTCAAGAAATTGGTGGTGACTTAGTATTCCTAAGCCCTGATGGAATCCGAACTGTAGCGGGTACAGCAAGAATTGGTGACGTTGAGCTAGGAGCTATTAGTAGACCTGTTCAGCCTTTGTTTTCTCAACTTGCCAAAACTATAAATAATTATATTGTAACGTCAACGGTGATCCGAAACAAGAACCAGTATAGAATATTCTATGCGGGGCAAGGAGAAGACATTGCAACTTCAAAGGGTATTATAGGCACACTCACTAAGAACGGTTTTGAGTGGTCAGAAACTGAAGGTATCCAAGCTCACGCTATTGTATCGAATCTTGATTTATCTAATGTTGAAGTTTATTTCCACGGAGATAAAAACGGATACGTATATAGTCATGATATAGGCCCTTCTTTTTATAAGAACGGTGCTGCTTTCAATATTAACTCGAAGTATGTAACACCTTTTTATGATTTCGGAGACGTTGGAAGCAGAAAGACTTTACATTATGTAAAAATTTCTGTGACTCCAGAAAGCACTGTAGCCCCAACACTATCTATTAAATATGATTATAATTCAGTAGAATCTCCACAGCCCCCAGCTTATCAGCTAACAACGATCCCACTCCCTTCCCTTTTTGGGACAGCTACTTTTGGCTCAGGGGTAGGCGCTGGAGCCTTTGGAGGCATTGGAGATCCAATGGTTAGACAGCCCGTCCAAGGCAGTGGGCATACAGCAAATTTCACTATATCAAATAACGATCAGGCCGGTTCATATCGAATCAATGGCTTCTTCATAGATTACGTTCCCGCAGGCAGGAGATAAAGAATGGCAGGTTACACGAAAAATATAACTTTTACAGACGGTACTGTAATTTCAGCAGCCCCTTTCAATACTGAGTATGGTGAAATTGATGCGGCTTTCAGTGCGTCAACAGGTCATTCGCACGACGGTACTGTAGGTGGTGGTTCACCCCTTACAAAAATAGGCGGCGCTAATTTCTATAACCAGTTTTTAGCTGACGACTCAGACAACAAATTAAAGTTTTATGTTAACGCTTCTTCTGCTGCTGAATTACAGCTAACGATAGCTGACGGTGTTATTGAACCGGGCGTAGATAGTGACGTAGATCTCGGTACAACCGCTAAGCGCTTTAAAGACTTGTATGTCGATAGTGCTACGGTAACAGGTACACTGTCTGCTACTAATGCGACTATTGCTGGCACAGCTTCTTTTGAAGATCAGATCACTATTACAAGCAACTCAGACACCGCAAGCGCTCAGCCAAAGTTAACATTGAGAAGCAATGAAGATGCGTCTATTGATAACCAACTAGCTGAAATAGTTTTTCAAGGGCATAACGATCAACAAGTCGATCAAACATACGCCTATATGCGAGCAGAATCTCCAGTTATTCTTGATGATCAAGAAGAGGGTAAATTAAAGTTTTTTGTTCGTAAGACTGGTAACGCTTATGTCAATACTTTAACCGTTGATAGCGCAGGCATAGACGTAATAGGGCTTGTTGAAGCCGATACATTAACTACAACAGGGGCCATTACTGGTGGATCTTTTGTAATTGGAAGTGCAGACATTAGCGAAGCAGAGCTTGAAACAATTGACGGTGTAACGGCTGGCACAGTCGCTGCGAGCAAAGCGGTTGTTGTAGATGCAGATTTAGACATCACAGGCTTTAGAAACATTACACTAACCGGCGAACTAGATGCAGCAACATTAAATGTGTCAGGCGATGTAGACGTAGACGGAACATTAGAGGCAGACGCTATCACAGTAGATGGCACTAGCCTCAACGATGTCATTGTTGGAACTACCGTGACAAACGCTACAAACGCTGTGAATTCTACTAACGCAACCAATGCAACCAACGCAACTAACGCTACCGATTCTACCAACGCTGCTAACATTGCAGTTACAGGAGCGAGTGACACAGATGCAAGCTACTATATCACACTTGCAAGCGCAACGTCAGGTAACTTACCATCTCTAGTAGACGGCGATTTAACATATAACCCATCTTCAAATCTTCTAACAGTACCCGCAGCTAATACAAACAGTTTAGTATTAAACAACTCTACTGCTATAACGTCTGTAGATGAGGACATTGTGGATGGTACTTCATCTAATCATGATAGCATAGCGACTGCCAAGGCCGTTAAAGGTTATGTAGACGCTACAGTAGCTAACTTAGGTGCTGGCGACATCACAGAAATAACAGCGGGTGACGGCTTAACAGGTGGGGCAACTACAGGTACAGCGACTTTAACGGTTGTTGGTGGTAAAGGTATTAAAGCTAACGCTGACGATATTGAGCTGGACTTCAGTGAACTCACAGATATGACCGCCGTTATTAGCGATAATACTGAGTTTGTTTTAGATAACGGTGGAGTGGCCTCTCGCAAGCGGGCAGCCGAGATCCAAATTAGTTATTTTGAAAACGATTCAGGCTTCACTACTAATGCAGGTACAGTTACAGCGGTTACAGGAACTGGCGCTATTGCATCGACAGGTGGGACTACCCCTGAAATTTCTTTAAGTTTAACGTCTCTAGACGCTACCACTACTGACGGCGATGCCGATTCTTTTGTAGTTGTTCGAGATAATGGCTCTCAATTTAAAATTGCAAAGGGGAGCATTAATCTTACAGGGTTTAATAATGATACTAACTTTACAGCCAACGAAGGCACAGTTACAAGTGTAGGCGGTGGGACAGGCACGACTTCTTCAGGTGGAACTACACCTAGTATCTCTTTAAATCTTAGCGAGTTAGTAAATTCTACAGGCACAGTGGCTGCATTTGCTGCTGTAGTTGGAACAAGCACTAGAAAAATAGCCCCTTCAGCAATTCCTTTATCATCTTTTAGTAATGACTTAGACCTTGCTGCCGGTACATTGACATCGGTCACAGGTACAGGAGCTATATCATCGACAGGTGGAACTACTCCTGAAATTTCTGTAGCCACTGCGTCGGCAACTCTTAATGGTATAATGTCTGCTGGATTATTTACTAAGTTAACAAACATCCCTTCTGATGCGACAAATAATGTGGGTGACATTACCTCAGTTGGTGCTGGGAATGGGTTAACTGGCGGAGGCACTTCTGGGAGTGTCACGCTGAACGTAGTTGGAGGGAGCGGTATCACTGCAAATAGTAATGATGTCGCAGTAGATTCTACTGTTGTCAGAACATCCGGCAACCAAACTATGTCAGGTAATAAAACTTTTACAGATGCTTTAACGATTGATTTAAGCTCTGTTGATCCTGATACAGCTCTCTCAATTGTTAGCGATAGAACTAACGCATTAGCGGCTCCCCGTGTTAAATACTTACGTAAGAGTGCAAGCCCTGCTAACAATGACGTATTAGGGGCTACAGAGTATTGGGGTAGGTTATCAGGCGGTAGCGATTACAAGTATGCTACTATTACAAGCTCTATTACTAATTTAACTAATAACCAAGCAAATCTTGTGTTAAGTGCAGGCGGTAAATCAATAACGCTTGATGCTCAGGGAATGGAAGTAACAGGCACATTAGCTATAGACAGCATAACAGCTCCTATGACTACATCGGAAACATCACAGAGCGCTGGAATGACCGCCATGGTTTTATATAAGAATCAAAGGCTCATCTTCGGTAATTCTTCGAACCTAAAAACTTTTGACCTCCCCACTATAGTTAACGTTAACCCCGGCTCGACCTCGGTCATAGCTAAAACATCTTGGACTATTATAAATACAGACACACAACCACTAAAAATTAAAGCGCCTGCCGGTCACACAATAGACCGTTACGTGAACGGGTCTAAAACAACATCAGCTATTGGAGGCTATGTGCATTTAAA